AGGAATAAAAGCCATCCCAGGACCACGCCCTTGAATGGAGTCAAGCATAATCTGGTACTTGAGGTTAGAGGTATAGATATGCTTTTGTTCTGGACGAAGTGTTTGATAATCCCCACGGTCTTTCTGTAGTGAAACTTCTTCTGGTCTCCAGAAGTAACCCAGTTGTTGAGTAGTCAGTTTATCAAAAACTGGGTATTTGTATGAGTCGTATCTTTGGACTCCTAAAGGTTTACCGAAAAACATCGGTTGCTTTTTAGTATTTACTTGTTCAGTGTTAAAGACTGTCATGCCTTTAACAGTATTGACTTCGTTATCATTCACAGAAGAAACTTTAAACTGCACAGGATTCACACTCTCCCTCCTCGGCTTGTTCTAATTCGTTTAACAGGTTATCTAAATTCGATTTTGATTCTTCTACCACCTCATCATTCTTCATATCATGTGTGTTTTGGTAGTAGGAGGTTTTCCAACCGTACTTATATGTAGTCAAAAAGTCTTGTGCCATGGTGGACACTGGGACTTCATTATCGGGATACTGTTCAGGATTGTAACTCCAATTACCAGAAATTGCTTGATCAAAGAATTTCTGCATTACAGCAACAACATTAATGTAACCACGATTGGACTCCATATCCCACAGAAGCGTATAACTGTTCTTAAGAGATCCATATTGAGGGACAATCTGCTTGAGGGGGCCCTTCTTACTCTTCTTAATGGACAGGTAGTCTCTAGGTGGTTCAATTCCGTTTGTGGCATTTGACACAACGGAACTGCTCTCCGAAGGCATCTGTGCGGACAAAGTGCTGTGTCGGAGTCCGTGTTCCAAGATAGACTCTCTAAGACCCTCCCAATCATGCTCATACTTGATACCAGTGATCTCGTCTACGTCCTTCTTGTATGTATCAATTGGCAGGATACCATCTGCATACTTAGTACGACCGAAGTCATGACACCATCCTTTCTCTTTTGCAATTTCATTAGATGACTTCAGGAGATAATATTGGAAAGACTCGGAGAGACCATGGACTGCATCCCATGCTTCTTGAGAATCATAATTATAACCCAACTTAGCAAGATAATGTGCCAGACCAATGAAACCCACTCCAAGGGATCTACGTGCCTTTGTAGCACGTTCTGCTGCTGCCACAGGATACTCTTGATAGTCAATCAATTCTTCCAATCCACGAACTGAAAGATCACAAAGTTCTTCAAGTTCAGCATCAGACTTAATCTTACCAACATTGACTGCAGAAAGAATACAAAGAGCAATCTCACCATACTCATCATCAATGTGATTGATAGGATCTGTAGGCAGGGTGATCTCCTGACAGAGGTTGGACATGTTCACCTTGTCTTTGAAAGATGAGTGAGTATTACAGTGGTCAATATTCATCAGATAGATGCGACCAGTCTCTGCTCTTTCCTTCAGAAGATCAAGAATCAATCCCTGAGCGCGGACAGTCTTTCTTGGAATAGACTCATCTCGTTCAAAGCCCACATATAGATCATCGAACCTATCAGTACCAAAAGCGTCATATAGACCTGGTACGTCATGCGGTGAGAACAAGCTAATTTCTCCATCCGCAATGAAACGTTCGTAGAAAAGTTTTGAAATCTGGATCGAGTAGTCAAGTTTTCTTACCCTGTTATCTTCTGTACCTTTGTTGTTCTTGAGAACAATGATATCTTCTATTTCTTGGTGCCAGATTGGGAAGTGGACAGTCGCTGAGCCACCTCGTATTCCATTTTGTGTACAGCACCTGACAGTCGATTCAAACTTTTTAAGGAATGGTACAACACCTGTGTGTTGAACTTCTCCGCCTCTGATTTTACT